CTTCGGCGACAGATGCTCAGATTACTCCAACTAATGCTAATCCTATGGTAGGTGACGATGGCATGACTAATGCTGAAAGAGATTCAGGAGCAGGACAATCATCAAGGCCTGCACCATTAGACGGTGGCATTCCACCTGGAACAACTCAACCTGGCGGCAAAAGTCAGTTACGACAAAGACAAGAAGCAAAAATAGAACAACAACAGCGACAAACAGGACCTCGTTAAGGAATAATTAATGCCAATTAATGAAGAATCAAGAACCCCAATAGCCAATACTACAGTTAGTAACTTCGACGGTCCTGGACCGTTTATGGCTATTGTTAGGAATCACTTAGATACTGAATTTATGGGAAGACTAAGTGTTGAACTATTAAAAACAACGACTGAAGGTAACAATACAGACGTTACTGGCGAAATGGTAGAAGTAGGTTATTTGAGCCCGTTTTATGGCATAACTCCGTACACTGGAACAAGTGATAATGACGGGTTTGATCATACTCAAAAAAGTTACGGAATGTGGGCAGTGCCTCCAGACATTGGGTCACTAGTGTTAGTTACATTTGTAGAAGGCAACAGATCTAGAGGATTTTGGTTTGGGTGCGTACAAGAGAAATTCATGAACTTTATGGTGCCTGGAAATGCAAGTACAAAAAGTAATAAAGCCGACACAACTAAACAACTTCCAGTAGGTGAGTATAACAAGCGTAACGAACCAGGAGTAGGTAATAATCCTACACAGTTTATAAAACCAGTTAACACTGACGCACAGGCTATTTTAGAACGTGCAGGTTTGCTAAATGATCAAGTACGAGGAACCACTACATCAAGCGCAAGACGAGAAGTTCCTAGTATGGTATTTGGATTAAGTACTCCAGGGCCACTTGATAGAAGACCTGGACATCCTAAAGTAAAAGTAGGCGCTGTTGGTTCCCAAACAGAAATTCCTGCATCGAGATTAACTGGATCAACTTTTGTAATGGACGATGGTGACCCTAGTATGTTTAGAAAAGGTCCAGCAGCTACAACTCCTAGTGAATATGTTTCATTGGCAGATGGCGGCGACCCTATGATTCCTGCTAATGAATTAATTAGATTAAGAACACGTACTGGACATCAAGTATTATTACATAACTCAGAAGATTTAATTTATATTGCCCACGGCAGTGGTCAAACTTGGATAGAAATGACAGCATCAGGCACACTTGAAGTATGGTCAAAAGGTAATATTAGTTTTCATTCAGACGAAGATATAAACTTTGACGCTGGAAAAAATATTAATTTTAAAGCTGGTGCAGATATAAACATGATTGCAGCTAATCAAATGGCCACACAAACTGGTGCAAACTGGGATGTCAGTGTAGGAGCAGACGGCAGGCTAACATGTGGCGGCACAAGTAATATTGCAAGTGCAGGACATTATGAATCAGCTGGAGTAATACATATGAACGGCCCACCGGCTGCAACAGCCGCAGCAGCCGCAGATCCGAGTATAGTACCTGAAGGAGCAGGATCAGCTAATTCAGGAACTGCTGGAGGAGCAACAGGAAATTCTGTAACACAAGAAGATACTTTTGCAGCTTGTGTAGCAGCATTGCGTGAAGAAGCAAGAAATTCAGAAACACAAGATACTGCCGCCAATGACGCTGCTGTTTTACAAGGTGACCCTGAACAAACACAGTCAACTGATGCTGATGTAGCTGCGTATAATGATTCAATTGGCGGCGGCGAGTATTCAGTTGATGGAAGAACAGTCCGTCCTGGAACAGCATCACTAACAGATTCAGAAGGTCCTTTTTAATATGGTAAATATAGTATGAGCACATTAGAGAAGAAACTTTATAAAGAAATTACTGTAAAAGGTAATACACGCCCTGATTACGGTATTGGCGAAAAAACCTATAAAGGCTTTTCGACAGTTAATCCTGATTCAATTGGGTTTCAATTATATGATTTACAACTTGTAAAACAAGACATTATTAACCACTTTCATATTAGACAAGGTGAATTACTTAGTAACCCTGGGTTTGGAACAATCATATGGGATATACTATATGAGCCGTTAACTGAAAGTTTAAAACAAATTATTGCGGAAAATGTAACTAAGATCGTTAATTACGATCCGAGAGTAAGTGTTACGTCTATTACTATTGATCAATACGAAAGCGGTCTACAAATAGACACGACTCTACTATTTTTGCCATATAATATCTCAGAAAATATGCGACTATCGTTTGATCAAAATAATGGATTTCTAGCAAACTAATAATATACGCAGTTAATTCATTTGAATAAATACTGTATAGTTAAGAGGAAAGCAAATCCATGTCAAGTACAGACAGACAAAATAGACTGCTAGTAGCAGAAGATTGGAAGCGTATCTATCAGAGTTATAGAAACGCAGATTTTAAATCATATGATTTCGACAATTTACGTCGAACAATGATTAATTATATTCGTCAAAATTATCCAGAAGATTTTAACGACTACATTGAAAGTTCAGAGTACCTTGCACTTATTGACCTAATTGCTTTTCTAGGGCAAAATATTGCATTCCGTACTGATTTAAACTCTAGAGAAAACTTTCTAGAGCTTGCAGAACGTAGAGAATCAGTTCTCCGTCTTGCACGTATGTTGTCCTACAATCCTAAACGTAATCAAGCAGCAAATGGGTTGCTTAAAGTTGAGTCAGTTAACACAACTGAACGTGTTAGAGACTCTAATAATTTAAACTTAGAAAATCAAACAATTGTTTGGAATGATCCAAGTAATCCTAATTGGCAAGAACAGTTTACAAAGATTTTAAATGCTGCACTACCAGTTAATTCTAGCGTTGGACGTCCAGTTAAGAAAGATACTGTTGCTGGAGTTCCAACAGAACAATATAGACTAAACAGTGCAAATTCTGATTTACCTGTTTATGCGTTTAGTAAAACTATTAGTGGATCAACCAGTGCATTTGAAATTGTTAGTACTGATGTAGATAATGGTGAAATTAAAGAAGAAGCACCATTTCCAGGTAACAACTTTGCTTTCCTTTATAGAAATGACGGCAAGGGTGCAGCAAGTTCCAATACTGGATATTTCTGTCACTTTAGACAAGGTGGAATGGACCAAGGGTCATTTACAGTAGATAGTCCTAGTACTAATCAAGTAGTTGCAATTGATGCAACAAACATTAACAACACGGATGTATGGCTTTATAAAGTTGATAATTTTGGATTAGAAGAAGAGTTGTGGTCTAAAGTTGACGCAATTGAAGGCAACAATGTAATTTATAATAGTTTAAGTAAAAGTATTAGAAACATTTATAGCGTATTGACACGAGCAAATGATAGAATTAGTTTAGTATTTTCTGATGGCACTTTTGGTAATTTACCACAAGGTAATTTTAAAGTGTATTATAGAACTAGTAAAAATCAACGCTTGCTTATTGACCCGAGCGACATGCGCGGCATTAGTATTAAAGTTCCATATATTAGTAAGACTGGTAAAACAGAACAAATTACTATGGTGTTTCGTTTACAATATTCTATTGATAATGCAAGTACTAGTGAATCAAGCGAGAGCATTAAACGAAATGCTCCGTCTACTTATTATACACAGAATAGAATGATATCTGCTGAAGATTATCAAATTGCTCCATTGGGTATTAGCCAAGAAATTATTAAAGTAAAAAGTGTTAATAGAGCAGCAAGCGGAATTAGTCGTTATTTAGATCTAGTTGATGCAACAGGAAAATATTCAAAAACTAACTTGTATGGCGTTGACGGAATTATAACTAAAGAATTTTTAACCCCTAAATCAAAATTTAGTTTTGTTACTAAAACAGACATTGAAGGTGCTATTGCAAATATTATTGAACCTATTCTTAAAGATAAAAAAGTAAAAAATTATTATTATAATAGTTTTCCTAAGACTCTAGTAGGTGACTTAGGTGTATCTTGGAATCCGTTAACTACTAGCACTAATCAAAATACCGGTTACTTTGTTAATAGTGTAGGAACACGTTCGTTACTAGGCGTATTTACTGCTAGTACGTTAAAACTATTAAAAGCAGGAACACTTATTAAATTTACAGCTCCTGCAGGAAAATATTTTAAAAGTAAAAATAATAACGAACTTGGAATAGGTGATGCGACAGTGTTAGGTGCAGTTACTTATAAATGGACTAAAATTATTAGTGTTGCCGGCGACGGTACTGCTAATAACACAGATGGAACAGGAGCAGTGTTGTTAAGTGATAACATTCCTGTAGGATCTAAATTATCTCAAATAATTCCTCGTTTAGCAACAGAATTACAATCAGCAGTTTCACAGCAATTAATTGATCAAGTATTTGCATATAATACATTTGGATTGCGATTTGACACAGTGTTAGGTGAATGGAGATTAATCACAACAAATAATTTAAATGTAGATAGTCCGTTTAGTATTGGTAAAACTGGCGATTCGTCCAATCAACAACTAGATGCAAGTTGGTTGTTACTTTTTGAAACAAACGGTGAAACTTACACAGTTACATATAGAGGTAGTAGATATGTATTTGAAAGTGCAGAAGAAATTAGATTCTACTTTGATTCATCAGATAAAATCTATAACAATAAAACTGGCAAAATTGTCAAAGATAAAATATCAGTATTAAACATCAACAATCAGCCTGATTCAACTAGTCCGTTCACAGTTGATTTTGATTGGGAAATTGTTGAAGAATATAGAGATGCTGAAGGATATGTAGATAGTAGTAAAATTCAAATTAGCTTTTTTGATGAGGACGACGATGGAGTAGTTGACGATCCAGAAATGTTTGACACTCTTATTAATGAAACTGTGAACCCGTTAGAAAAACAAGTATTCCAACTAAAAACAACCACAATTGACGGAGTTGACGAATTTAACTATATTCCAACAGAAGTGCCAACTGATCTTGGAAGGTATGTGTTTACAGACGGTACTGGTAGTATACAAGTTATTTCTTCAAAAGATTTGTTAAGTAGTACTTCTGCTTATAATGACGGACAAATATTTTACTTTATAAAAGAAGATTTGTTCCAAATATTAGATAAAGCATCAGGCAATGTTACAACAACACAGTCTTATAATGCTAAAGTAGGCCGTAATAAACTTAAATTCCATTATGTCCATGCAGCTGATGCTAGCAGTCGTATTGACCCGAGTGTAAGTAATATAGTGGATGTATATTTACTAACAAAAACTTATGATACTGATTATAGATTATTTATTGACGGCACAACAGATGTTAAGCCGCTTGCACCTAGTAGTGATCAGCTATATTTAAACTACGGTCAAAAGCTTAATAATATTAAGTCAATTAGTGATGAAATAATTTATCATCCTGTTAAGTATAAGACACTATTCGGTGAAACTTCATCTACAGATTTACAGGCAAAATTTAAAATTGTAAAAAATCCGGATATTGTGATAAATGATAACGAAATTAAAACTAGAGTGATTGCTGCAATTAATGAATTTTTTGCACTTGAAAACTGGGAATTTGGCGAAACTTTTTACTTTACAGAACTTAGTACATATGTCATGCAACAATTAACACCTAACTTAGTAACATTTGTAATAGTGCCAAATCAATCAACTAGTACTTTTGGTAGCTTATTTGAAATTAAGTCTGAAGCAGATGAAATATTTATAAGCGGTGCTACTGTTGCTGATGTTGAGTTAATTGATAGTGTAACCGCAACAAGATTGCGCTCGAGTGGATCAATTGTTTCTGACGCAACAACTGCTTCAACAGGATTAACAAGTAGTGGATTATCTACAACCGGAGGGACTTATTAATAATGTCTTACGATAATGATCAAAATGAACAAGCACTACCAGCAGACGGTAAGTCGAATCGTAAAAGTGAAACGCTTCTTCCTAGGTTCTTTAGAACAACGCCAAATAAAAAGTTTTTAAGTAGCACAGTAGACCAGTTAATACAGCCGGGAGTTGTTGAAAAACTTAATGGGTATATTGGTAGAGAAACTGCTAAAGCATATACTGCAACTGATAACTATGTTGGAGATATTTCAGATAGTAGATTTAATTATCAATTAGAACCAGCTGCTGTTATTAAAGACAACTTAGATAATGTTACCTTTTATAAAGATTACAATGACTTTGTAAATCAATTAAACAATTTCAATAAAACAAATAACAATCATAGTGTATTTAATCAACAAGAACAATATGCGTGGAATCCTAATATTGACTGGGATAAGTTTAGTAACTTTCGTGAATATTATTGGCTGCCACTAGGCCCTCAAATTATTGGTGTTGCCGGAAATACAATTGATGTTGAAAGTACATATACTGTACGTATTGG